AAATCAGCGTCAAACTCACCACACGTATCGAATTGAAATATCGCCTTATCATTCGGCGCAAACTCACCTTTACCATATATCTTCCAATATTTAGGATTCTTTACTTCTAATTCCTCAATTGCTTTAATCATTTCAGTAGGTAAGAATGTGTTATCCTTATATGTTGTTACAAACCTTTCACAATCTTGCATCTGTCTTAACCAATGATATGGTGATACAGTTGGGTTGTATGCTAATATAATTCTGCCTGTGGTTCTTATACTTAACTGAAAATAACTTTCTTCATCTATCTCACTTGCTTCATCAATAAAAAGGATGTCCGATTTGATACCTCTAAGCTTTTCTGCATCATCGGTAGATATAAACTGAATAGTAGAGTTATAATAAGTCCATATCCTATCTGTCCCATTGTAATCTTCTTCATGCCAAATCTTTAATCCTTTTAATATATCTGTGAAATCCTTTATTACAGTGCGTTTCAACGATGGTATTGTTTTTCTTACTACTGTCACATTTAATCCATCATTCGAAATCATTTGCACTAATAACCATTGTAGTATCGCATAAGTTTTACCAGAACGAGTTCCACCTATATGTTGTGTTATTCTGCTATTTGCATTTTGTATATGCCCGTATGTTATTGTTGTTTGTATATCAATTGCTTCCGGCATCTTTGCTTTGTGTTATGTTAACTGCTATCTGATGTATCTTTTGTTCTATCTCTGCTCTCATTTCTGTTCTGCTCAGTTTAGGTAAATTAAATTCTAGTAACTTGATACTCAAATCTACTGCAGCCTTCGGGTCCTCTTTGATTAACTTTTCCATAATGGTTGGCAAATCATCTAATACTCTATTGGTTGCACGTGCTATGTTTAACTTCATTTGCTCTGTGCTTCTATTCAATGCACCTATCGGTCTACCCTTTGCTAACTTATGTCCTTTTTGGAACGGCATATTAAATCTGTATTATTTAAATATAAAACACGCTTCCTTTGCTTTTGTAGTTAAACACTAACATATACTGACCAAGCTAACAATAATCCAATGGCGCAAATGTATATAGCCATTAATGTGATTATTTCTTTATTCTTTATCCAATACTTTTTCATATCCATATAATTCTAACAATCTTCCATCTTCATCTTGTATCATTATTAATCCTCTCCATTCATTTCCGTCAATGATGATTTCTTTATCTCTAATATAATGCCATTCATAAAATAACTGGATCATTTAATAAGGCATATCTTTTGTTGATGGATACTTTGCTTTAGGGTCACCAGAATTAGGCCTTCTTCCTACTTTTTTGCTTCCTTCTTCTATTGGTGGTTTTATATCTCTTATTGTTACACACCATTTATAGATTTGTAGTTCAATTGTTTCTTCTAAATGCTTTCCTAATACTATTCTTCTTTCTTCACTATTATTACAATTGTCCAATGCTCTTCTCATTCTTGTATACCTTCTTCTTCTTTCGTTTCCATCTAAAGGATAACTGATTTTCCTTTGCTCAGCTGTCAATCTATTTTTTGCATTATAAAATTTATCTCTACATTTGCCGCATAGTGGATATTTGTTTGTAGAGTAATGTTTGTATTCGGTTTTACAATCTTTACATTCTCTTAATTCAAATGGTTTAACTCTTTTCATCAAATGGATTATTTATAACTTCTTTTAGGTATCTTCTTATTTTTCTTACTGATAGGTATACTGTCGATTTTGATATTCCTATTTTGTTTGCTACTTCTTCTAATGTATCATCTGACATCCAATACAATTCAAATATTCTAGCAGGTGCCCACATTTTAGTTCTTTCTAATTTTTTCAATTCAGACATTACACTATCATGTGCTTTTTGTATATCCTCATCCCATTCTGCATCATATTCTTCAAATTCTTTTTCGATATTGATTTGGGAATGCAGAGTTACTTTGTTTAGTTTCTTTACTTTATTAATCCATCTACTTTCCAAAAAACGATAACAATAAAACATATGATATGCATTACCCCAAAATATCTTTGGATTACATTTTATGTGCAGATACTCATACAATTCACAAACTAAATCTTCACTCTCTTCTCTATTCTTTGTGATTTTATTTGCATGTTTGATTAACCAACTATGTGATTGATTATATAAGTTAGTCAATCTGCTTTCACATTCTAAACAAAGACTTCCTGTATCCATTAACTTCTCTCATTTACCCAATTCCACAAATGGTCAATTGCTCTTTTCCAATGTTTGCCACTACTTGCACATGTGCATGGTTGAACTTCGTTTTCACCTCTTACTGCATTGTATGTAGACCAAACATATCCTGCCATATTTTCCGGCATATATCCTCCCAAACTTTGTATGAATCCTTTTAGTTCATAGAATTGTTGTTCGGTTAATGGTGCATATTTATTATCCATATTACTTAATGGTTTTAAGTTTAGGCATTTTTAATTCTTTTTTTGCATCTAATGTAGGTTGTCCAACTGGCACTCCATTTTCCAAATCTAAAAATCCTCTAATAACTGAAAAGTGTGGATGTTTTGGTGAGAATGATAAACCTAATGCCGCAAAGATAAGAACTAAATCATTTACTGATGTAATTTTTGAGAAATCTACGAGATATACGGAATTCTCATCAATTTGTGTTTCTACTTCTTTTGTTTGTTCATTGTAACCTTCTGCGTAATTAACTGGCATAATTTTTGTTTTTGTTTTTTATAAAATTGAAATTGTTTCCGAATAGTCTTTACATGTCCATTGGTTCATAGTAACTCTTCTTCTATCACAGCCGCAATTAGAGTATCCTAATTTTCTTGCAACCCAACTTGCTGCTGTCTTACCATGTCCTAATGTTACTAATCCAATAATGTGTTCTAAAATGCTTCCTAATCTAATGAAGCATCCTATGTTATAAATTATTTTTTTCATTTGATTTAATATATTTTTTGATTATGTTTGCTGTTAAATGTCCGATTTTAAAACCATACTTATCACAATACTTTTTAAGTTCTTCATGCACTTCAATTGGAATCTGTATCAATCCGTATCTTTTTTCTTTGTTGCTCATATTATATTTGTTTATTTAATGATATTCCTTTGTTCATAAAGAATTGTATTGTTTCACTTTCCCATTTTCTTAATTGTTTTCTATTTGCTTTTTCATCTTTGATTATGATACCTGTTTTATGATTTTCAAAACCCCACTTATCAAATGAATCAAATAGCAATGGACAAAGTAAATTAGATTTACCTTCTCTATTTCTTTTCCATTTTACTTTGTGTTCAATTAAACGAACATTAAGATAGGTTTTAGTCATCCCTATATAATATTCACCGTTAGGATTTTGGATGTAATATATTAACCCTGGCTTATCACCTTTACGATATTTTGAAACATGCACAGCAGCTTTATCTCTATTATTTGATTGCCATACTGCATGATGATTAGGATTGATTTCAGTTCTAAACTTAAGGTTTTCTTTTTTATTACATTCTTTACAATGAAATTGTTTACCGTCTTTAGCTCTACTATTCTTACTGAATTGTTCTAAAGGTTTTGTTTTGAAGCAACAGGTGCATTGTTTTGTAAGTGCCATCTTATATTATTTTATAATAATAAATATAAGAAAAAAAATCCAAAACGCAAAATAAATAAAATAAAATGAGCCGAGGAAGATGGCACTAAACCCCGGCTCTATATAGAAAAGTTGTAAGACACTGCTATATGTTTCTGTGATAATTAAAAGAGCAGTATTGAATTTAAGTCTTACTTATAATAAACACTCAAGTTTATTTTTATATTTAAATTTCTTCTGAAAATAGATTATCAAATTTATTTAATAATTCTTTTGTATCTTTGTCAATAATACTATTTTCTATACTATCTATTTTATTTTCAGTTATAGTTTTAGTTACAAGTTTCAAGTTAGAATTTTCAGCTCCAGTTTCAGTTCCAGTTCCAGTTTCCATATGTTTATCATATGATTTAGATATGTTTTTCATACGATTGTTTCTTCTGCTTTCTGAATAATTCTTTCTTCTTTCGGTTTCATTTTTTAATTTCATATTATAATAAAATCCATCAGATAGTTTTTCAAACTTTTCTGCAACTTCAATATCTTCTTCAGAAATGTATTGTCTTAAATCTTTCAGGGTAAGTTTACCTTTCTGATGTTGTAAGCATAATAAACGAATATATTTACCTACTTGTTCATTACTCATTGTTAATGTTCCTACTAAAAAATCTTGTGTGTAAAATAACACTGCTGGGTCTTTTGCCATTGTTTTTGTTTTATTGTTTAATAATTGTTGTATACCTTGAAGGTGCTGCAAATATAATTTTCGTATCTTTGATTAAATAAATTATGTTTGATTTAATTTTTAATTCATCAGCTTGAACTGTTTCAGTATGTTTCCATACATAACCATTCTTTGTTTTTTCTTTAATTAAAACTTTATACATATTTTGTTATTTTATCTAATATACGAAAAACATTTGATATTACCAAATCATATGTTAATCATATGTTATTCATATCAATAAATATATGAAATAAAAAGAAACGAAAAAACGCAAAAAAACCCCACTTTTACCCCTAAAAACATAACTCATTGATTGTCAATGTGTTATATAAAGCGTTGAAAACCAGTGTTTTACGCAAAAACTGACATATATTGTAAATTTATAATTTATAACTAATTGATTATCAATAAACAATTTTTATCGTATTGACACATTGTCAGATAAAACCTATGGTCAGGTCCGAAAATTGTTGTATCTTTACAGGGTAAAGTTTCCCACAATACACAACGGGCAACTAATGTCTTTAATTAAAAAAGTAAAATTATGAAAAGTTACAAACAAATTGTAAAGAGTAAAGGTTTAGATGAAAGAGAACACCAAAAGGTATTCTTGACAAGTGGTGAATTTCAAAATAGTAGAAAACCATTTGTATTAGCAGCCGGCACATCCGCAGGTAAAACCCCAATGGCAACTATGCATTTGGAAATGTTTTATTCTAATCCTGCTAACAAAAATAAAACTACACTTTTTATATCTGCATCTAAAACTATATTAAGGGATAATGTTCACGGATTTTTCAAATCTTTCAAACCTTCATTCTCTTATTCTATTGTAAAAGATAAGGAAACTCTACTTGCCGCATTGGATAGAAAAGCGCAAGTATTAGTTCTTATTCCACAAACCGTCAGAAACTATTACAAACTTCTTCCGAAAGTTCATACATTTATTTTGGATGAAGCACACGAATGGTATTTTGCTAAAGTAAAAGGTGGTAAACAATCTATGTTGGATAAAATACTTAAACACATTCAACCTACAAAACAATTACTACTTACAGGAACTCCTTCAAAGTTTGTTGCCGATGGTGATAAATTTAATTTTCAGTTTGTGCCTGTAATGGATTTGTATGATGAAGGATTGGTATCAAATGTTAAATTAGAAGTTGTATCATCAACATATGACTTTAAAGCAAACGATTGGTTAGGAACTTATGGTAATTTGAAATCAACAAAAACAAATTCGCCTAAACAAGCCGAAGATGCTTTATATGAAGTTTGTAAAGAAATGATTGATAAACTTAAAAATCCATTGAAAGAGTGGTATAATATAAATAATATTACTAAAAATAGTTTCGGTAAGTTATTTAAGTTTATGGATAAAACAATTATCTATACGCATAGTAAAAATCAGGCAAATAAGTTTTTCAAAATCCTAAATGATAAAAGAGAATTAAAAGGACACGTTTTGCTTTCTCACTCCGAAAATGATCCAGATAGTATTGAGTTCAACAAATTCAAAACG